ATTGAAGGCACTGGACAGCGGCACTAAGAGAGCAGTTGCCTGCTGGCACAGACGTAGCGGTAAGGACAAGACCTTCATCAACATAGCTGTAAAGAAGGCCCTAGAGAAGCGGGGCACGTACTTCTATCTATTTCCTACATACAGTCAAGCCAAGAAGGTCATTTGGGATGGTATGGATAGGTCAGGCTTTCCGTTCATGGGGCACTTTCCAAAAGAGATAGTCGAGAAGCGGAATGAGTCTGAACTGAGGGTAGAGCTTGTAGGGGGCAGTGCTGTACAGCTAATCGGTACAGACAACATCAATGCAATAATGGGGACTAACCCTCTAGGTTGTATCTTCTCTGAATACGCCCTCCAAGACCCTAAGGCTTGGGACTATATGAGACCCATACTGAGAGAGAATGGTGGCTGGGCGATCTTCAACATGACCCCCAGGGGTAAGAATCACGGCTACCAACTGATTCAGATGGCTAGAGGTAACCCTGAATGGTTCTGTGAAGTCCTGAGTATCGAGGATACCGGGGTTCTAACCGCTTCAGACATGCAGAAAGAGCGAGAAGAAGGCATGTCAGAGGAGATGATCCAGCAAGAATATTACTGTTCGTTCGAGGGAGTGGCGTTTGGAGCTTACTACGGTAAGCAACTTACCCTTGCCGAGCAGGAAGGTCGTATCTCTCGTGTATTGTACGAGACTGAACTAGGGGTAGAGACCTGGTGGGACTTGGGTATTGGAGATTCGACGGCTATTTGGTTCACCCAGTCAGTCGGGAGAGAGATCAGAGTAATCGACTACTACGAAGCTTCGGGTGAAGGATTCCCTCATTATGCAAAGGTGTTACAGAGCAAGCCTTATGTTTATAGTGCGCATCATGCACCCCATGACATTGAAGTGCGTGAGTTGGGTAGCGGTCGTTCACGAAAGGAAACTGCTAAAGCATTGGGCATCTTGTTTAACGTGGTGCCTAATCTTCCCATTGAGGATGGAATTGAAGCTGCTCGTTCTATCCTTGCGCGCTGTTACTTCGACCGGCAGAAGTGTGAAAGAGGGCTAAATGCGTTGTCTTCATACCACAAGGCCTATGACGACAAGCTTAGAGATTGGAAGTCTCAGCCTAACCACGATTGGTCTTCCCATGCTGCTGACGCCTTCAGATACCTGGCAGTAGGGCATAAAACTACGACTGCCAAGGTCAAAGCGCCTTTGATCGAGATCATGACCTACGAGCCCGAGAGTCAAGCTGTTAGTTGGTTGGGAACATGAGAACCATTACAGAACGTCTTGCAAAGCGCATGAAACGGGGTCAATTGAAGCCCGATCCTCTTATCTTGAAGTGGGCAGAGCAGTACGCCTTTGTAAGACGTTTCAGAGTCTTGCCATGCAGGTAACGGTTAGATTCGCTGAGTTCGAGTATTACGACATCAACCACGATGAGGACTGGGTGAGATTTACCGCCACAGTCGATCGAGGTAGTTACTACGCCGAAGTCCCCAGGGTCTCGGCTCGTGTATTTCGTGAGAACCGGGATAAGTTCAAGGCTAAGGTCATAGATTGTCTCGCCTCGTGTATTGATCCTTGTGAAGTCTCGTTAGAAGAGACTATCCATTGACTACTAAACAGCTTGAATTCGAATCCAGGATGATCCTGCCGAAGTATTGGGGCTTCTGTAAGAGGCACGGCATTCAGAGATTCTGGAAGCGGATAGGTGTCTTGTGTCCGGCCTGTTTCAGAGAACATGCTTATGCCTGACCTAATACCTCTTTCGAGTATAGGTTCAGACCCTATGTCGATGCAGGAGCATCAGGCTTATCTACAAGCTTTGGGTGTACCACTTAATCCCGCACCGCAACAACAAGTACAAAGAAGCTCTCAGGGGGTAGTTCCTATCCCTAAGAACATTCAAGGTCTTGCTGATCTGCTCTTGAGGACTGGAAGGGCCAGAACCCCTCAGGACGCATTGATAATGGCCCAATACATGATTAACCGATAAATGGCTGAACATGCCTACTCCTGACTCTTTTAGGTTTGATACTCAATTGAATCCTTTTGAGGAAATGGCCTTCTTGAAATGGAAGCAGATTTATGCCCCTAGAGACTCAGGCGCAGATTATGACCTTAGAGGCGCTTTCAAGGCTGGACTCACTCCTGATCCGATCAATGGGCATTGGCCGGATACTTTCAAGAAACCCAATCATCCTACTTTCTCAGTTGAGTCAATCTATGCTCCTTATGGTAAGCCTGGGCGTTGGGATGGCGATACATTCATCCCATTTGGTAAATAGCAATGGCTGAACCTGCTACCACTGATCGAGCCCCTGACGTTCTAGAGCCCAAGACTGAGGCTGAGTTCTTAGTCCAAGCTGTTAAGCGATTCAATCGGTCAGCAGCAGCCGAAGCCTTCAACCGTAAAGAAGCTGTAGACGACTTGAGATTCAAGTCAGGGGAACAGTGGCCTGCAGATATTAAGTCAGCCCGTACCATTGAAAAGCGCCCTTGTTTGACGATCAACAAAGTAAAGACGTTCGTCCATCAGATTACAAACGATCAGAGACAGAACAGACCCGCTATCAATGTAAGTCCTGTGGGGGATAAGTCCGACCCCAACACAGCCAAGATGCTCAAAGGACTTATTAAGCAGATCGAGAGAGTCTCTAACGCAGACGTAGCTTATGACAGTGCTTTTGATAACGCAGTCTCTAATGGCTGGGGGTATTGGAGAATCCTTACGGATTACGAAGACTCGGATACCTTCGATCAGGTCATCAAGATAGAACGGATTAGAAACCCCTTCCGTGTATATCTCGACCCGGACTCCCAACAACCAGATGGTAGTGACGCGAAGTGGTGCTTCATCTCCGACCTAGTTACTAGAGAGGAATACAAAGACCTCTACCCCAAGGCTAAACCTGAGAACTGGGAAGAATCAGGCATGGGGGATGAGTACAGATATTGGGTTACTTCGACTCACGTAAGAATAGCTGAATACTTCTACTGTGAGTACGAATACAAGACTCTAGTAGCTTTACAAAACGGGCATGTAGGATATGAAGACGAGCTGACTCCTGATTTACAAGCTGAGATCAAAGCCAATCCGAGTCTAATAACAAAGAAACGGGAGTGCCAAATACAGTCGATTTGCTGGGATACCATAACGGCTCATCAAGTCCTGGAAGAACACGATTGGGCGGGAAAGTGGATTCCAGTAGTTAAAGTCATTGGAGATGAAGTAGACGTAGAAGGAAAGAACCATCTGTCTGGAATCATACGAGACGCCAAAGACCCGCAGAGAATGTATAACTTTTGGTGTACGGCTGAGACTGAATTACTCGCTCTCGCTCCTAAAGCTCCGTGGATCATGGAGGAAGGTCAGGTAGAAGGACAAGAGAAACGCTGGCAGGAAGCTAATACGAAGTCCATGCCTTACCTGCTCTACAAGAATGTGAATGTAGGTGGGAAGCCTGCTCCTCCTCCTCAACGACAGCAGTTCGCCGGCCCTCCGGTAGGAGTTGTTAATGCCAAGCTTGCAGCAGCACAAGACATGCAAGCGGTTACAGGAGTTCGATTTGATGCCACTCTACAAGAGAGAATGGCTGATGAAAGTGGTAAAGCTATACGCGAGTTAAAGAGGACGAGTGATCTTGGAAACTTCCACTATGTTGATAACCTTTCTAGAAGTCTCAGGCATACGGGACGTATTCTTATCGACCTCATCCCAAAGATATATGACACTGAGCGCGTCCTCACCATTCTCAGAGAAGACGGATCAGAAGAACAAGTAAGAGTAAATCCACAACAAACTACTTCTTACCAGAAGTCAGATCAAAATGGTAAGACTGTTTCGATGTTCAACCCAAAGGTAGGTGAATATGAAGTGGCAGTTACAATCGGACCTAGTTTCGCTACAAAAAGGGCCGAGGCTGCGGATAGCATGGTTAATTTCCTCAAGGTGCTTCCTAACACTGCCCCGATGGTGGCCGATCTCATTGCCAAGAACATGGATTGGCCTGGATCAGAGGAGATTGCTGAACGACTTGCATCTCAGCTTCCTCCTAATCTACTCCAGAAGGATACGAGTGACTTCCCGCCACAGGCTAAAGCTCTTATCCAATCCCTCAACGCGCAATTGCAGAAACTGGGTCAAGAGCATCAGCAGGCTCTTGCGATGCTTGGCGACAAGCAAGGCGACAGAGATTTAGAGCGCGAGAAGATCAACAAGGACTTTGAGGCCAAACTGACTAAAGTCGTGGCTGATTATGAAACTAAGGTAATGACCGGGGTTGGTAGTTCGATGGATCAGATAACCAAGATGGTCCAGGACATGCAAAATGAGTTCGCGCGCCAGAACATTCTTGCCGAAGCGGGAGCGAAGGTCAAAGAAGCAAACGACAAGGCAGAGAAGGCTAAAGAGCAGGCTGCTCAAGCGCCTCAACAAGCAAGACAGTCCGATATAGGCCAATTAGGTGAAATGGCTAAATCAATGACTGAGACACACAAGCAGTCTATTGAGGCTTTGAATACGATCAAGGACACTCTTGCTGCTTCTGCCAAGCCCAAGAAACTGAAGATCAAGACAGGTAATAAGACTTATGAAGTAGAGAGTTCTTAGTGGCTTTTGCCCATTCCCAAGCGACCACTGGCAGTAACAACAATGCCAACTCGACCAGTTTAACGATAAATCTGCCAAATAACCCCACGCTCGGGGATTTGGTAGTCGCTGGATTTACTTGGGCTAATGGTGCTGGTACGGCTCCATCAACTCCTACCGTAGTAGATTCCAATAGCAATGCTTATACATTAAGCCCAAAGTCTCCTTCTTCAACTCAAGCCGCTTCTGCTGGGTTTGACTATGTTTTTTACTTACTCAGCGCACCAGCAAACGCCAGTAAGACACTTAAAGCAACTTATCAGGATACCGGAGGTGGTGCGGTTCATGCCGCCATCCTTCAGGCTGACGATTTCAATGTAACAGGCTCAATTTCTTTCTTTGCTGATGCTGTAGGGTCAGGTACTACTGGCGGGACGATTAACACTCCTACCATTAGCTCCAACAGCGCAGGAGATTTACTTTATTGCCATGCTACTCCTGCTAATTCGATTTCATCTGTAAACAGTCCCTGGACTCAGGGGGTAATAGACGGGGATGGTCAAGCTAGCGGATATATTCTAAGCGCCTCGACAGGAGGAACGGCTTTGAATATGACCCAAGTCTCCGGGGCTTGGGATTCCATCGCTTTAGCTTTTACCATTAGCGGCCCTCCGATAATTCTTTCAGGGCCTACAGATAAGACGGTCGATTCAGGAAATTCAGCCAGTTTCAGTGTGTCTGCTTCCTCCCAAATTGGTGCGGTATTGAGTTATCAGTGGAAGGAAAATGGTACAAACATAGCCTCGGCTACGAATGCTTCTGTAACGATCAATCCCACACTTCAAACAGACCAGAACGGAAGCCTTACGGTAAGTGTGTGGGATTCGAATGGGACGACTAACTCTGGAGCGGGGATTTTAAGACTGAACTTCAATGGAGGTCTTTACTATCTTCAGGAAGTAAATACCTCAAGCAGGTTCACTCTAGAGGACGGATCAGGTCTTTATCTGATGGAGAGTTGGTCAACCTCTGCTGCGAGTGGATTTATTCCACCGTTCTATTGGGGTGATTTAGACGGTTTGGGCAGAAGGTTCTTCAAGGACAGATTAAGTGGCTGACCAAAAGTATTCAGCTTTAGCGTTAGTAGTGCCGACTCCTGGGGATATCTTTGCCGTAGATCAGGCAGGTACGAGTCAGGCAGTCACCGTATCTTCAATGGTAGGGACTAATACCTCCAGTCAAGGGATTCTATTTAACAACCAAGGTCAGGTCTCGACAGACGTTTCGAGTCTTCAATATCACTTCTCTACCCAAGTCCAACACCTTGCAGGGTCTTCGAGTCAGATATGGTTTCAAAGCGTAGTTGCTCAACCTGCTTCGACTGCTGCTAGTACAGTAGCTTTTTATGGCAGATCGATTATGGGTGGGATGAATCGACCCGCTTTTATGAGTTGGCCCGGACTGGAAAGACCGCTCCAAGTTTCTTTGTATGACGACTCCATAGCGGCTTGGTATCCGACTACTTCAGCGCCTGGAAGAGTTTTGGGTGGGGATAGTTTCAATATCGGTAGTTTCTCCTCTGCTTCCGGGACGGTGGGAAGTGCTTATACCACGAAGAAACGCGCTGTCTATAAGACCGCTAGCAATACAGCCAATGGTGTAGCGGGGATGGGTCTTGATAGGAATGAATTCTTCCAAGGGTCTACTTCAGGATATGGAGGCTGGTTCTTTTTCTGTAGATTTGGAGTGGACACGTTCGCTACGAGTACAAGATATCTAGTAGGGGTGACTGCTGCCGGTTCTTCTGCGGTCGTAACTTCAAATACCGCATTACTAAATACCGCAGGCTTCAGTTTCATTGACACCGTAACGACTTGGGGCTTCTACCATGCTAGTACAGGGTCTGGAACGACTGAAGCGATTTCTGGACAGACAGGATTAGCAAGTGGTAATGGATATGACGCATATATCTATGCTCCTGCTAATACCACGGTCATCTACTACAGACTGGATGAGTTAAACACAGGGTCTACGATCATCAATAGCTCCTGTGCGAATCATCTTCCTAATAGCACAGCATTTATGAAGCCTGTAGCAGTAGTTGGTGCTTTGAACACCTCTGCAAATGCTGGAGCAATAGGGGTGATTAAGATGTACTGCGAGACCGACATTTGAAACTCCAACGAGCCATAGGTCAGACCTCGCAAATCCTGCTGCTTTTCGTGCAGGATGCCTCCGTTTCTACTGGGGCGGGGTTGGCTAATGTTGTAGGTTCTAACGTAGCTTATACATGGTTTCATAACTCACAAGCATCAGTCTCTACAGGAACGGCTTCGACCGCAGGGACGACTGGGACTTATTCTACCAGTGCTTGGACTCAAGTCTCAAGTTCTCAAGCTTTGGGTTGGTATTCATTCGGGACTCCAGATGGAGTATTTGCCATTGGGGACTGTGTTGGGATTCATTTTTACAATGCTCCTAATATGGTTCCTCTCCCGGTAGAGATTGAACTCGTTAGAGACAATCCTCAACAGTTCTCAAGCTCCAAGGTCTTCCTAGCGCATACAAGCACCTCGCCTACGAATGTAGTCCAGATTCAAGGTCAGAACGCAGTAACTACTGGGTCTGGGATATTGAGTGTAAGCACTCAAGCTCTAACCTATCAGGTGAATGTCACCTCTTGGGCTAATAGCACTGTAGCGGCTACATCTTCAGGGATTGTCGATGTAAACCTAGTCAATATCTGGAACAAATCAGCAGTCACCAGTGCTTCCGGGATTCTTACAGTCTCGACTCAAAGTCTTGTCGGGATTGTGGTATCTACCCAAGCCCTTACTTACAACGTCAATGTGACCTCTTGGGCTAATTCGACGGTCGCAGCCACTTCAAGTGGAATCGTGGATGTGAATCTAGTGAATATCTGGAACAAGTCTGCGGTGACTTCAGCATCCGGGACTTTGAATGTAAGCACTCAGTTGATGAACTTCAAGGTCAATGTATCAAGCTGGGCTAACTCTACTGTTGTTGCGACCTCTAGCGGGATAGTAGATGTTAATCTCGTCAACATTTGGAATAAGTCGGCTGTTACAAGCGGTTCTGGGATTCTTACCGTAAGTACCCAAACTCTAGCAGCAGCGGGATCGGATATTCAGACTGTTTGGGGGTCTCCGATTGTCACCAGTGCAGCGGGTGTCTTTGATGTCAATCTGATAAACGTCCTCAATCAGCCTGTAGTGACCTCCGGGGCGGGGATTTTGAATGTCTCCACCCAGACTCTAGCTGCTGGGGCAGGGGATATTATTTCTGTCTATGGAGTACCAATTGTTACTTCAGGGGCGGGAATTATCAACGTATCCACCCAGAAGATCGACAAAGGCGGGTATGGGGTTACTACCAATTCAGATAAGGGTGGTTATGGAGTAACGACGAACGCAGACAAGACAGCCTACAGTCTTACGGCTGCTGAGCGCGCTTCGATCATGGACGTTATCAATACTACGGTGGTTTCAGAAGCCTACAGGTCTTCTAGCGCAGCCGGGACGGTCACTCAATTGATGTATGAAGTTCTGGCTAACGTCACTGATATGGTCAATTCCGGCACGTCCAGGACTCTAAATTCGGTGACGAGTCATACAGCAATCACAGTTCAATATCAGTACGACTCTACGACTCCTTCAGCCATTAGCAGGATCGCATGAGTTCAGTAATCACCCAAGGCTATCAACCAGACGGTAACTTCAATCTGGTGGTGACGATGGGGTATCTGCAATTTGGGAATATCACTCCTCCACCTCCTCCTGATACCGGAGGGCAAGCAGTACGTTATGGGCCTGCTTTAACCCCTGCCGAGCGCCATAGATGGTTTGGAGACTTCGAGAGTCCTATTTCTCGTGCAGCTAGAAGGAAGACCAAAGAGTACCTACAGCGGGTCGAATTCGGGATACTTCCGCGTGAAATCAAGGAAGAACTCGTAGAGAAGGTCGATACGAAGATCGAGACTGTAGCCACTAGAGTCATTGAGGAACGCACTGTCAGGAATCTGCCACCTATCTCCTCTGACAGGATCATAAACGCTGTTTTGAGGGAGATGAAGTCAGAAATTCAACAGGTGTTGGAAAATCGGCGTATATTACTTGCAGAAGCCGATGAAGAAGAAGATATTGTTGTGATTTCGACATTCTTACTTAACTAGACGACTTGGAGGTTTTATGCCTGACGTAGTAGTCGAACAACCCAAGATGATGGACATTCTGGATAAGAACCCTCCGGCTTTGTCTACTACGACTGATATACCTGTAGTAGAGACAAAACCAGACGCTTCTCCTCCAAAAGAACCGGCTCCCGCTGAACCGGAAGTTAAAACAGCGCCTGTCGCAGAAGTCGAGGAATCGACCCCCTCGGACAAACCGGACGATCCCGCCGCAGAACCTGAGCCTAAAAAGGCGAAAGGGGTTCAGAAAAGGATTGATGAGCTTACTAGGCAACGAGAAGACGAAAGACGTAGAGCAGAAGCCGCAGAAGCACGCCTGGATAGGGCTTTGTCCGCTTTAGAAAGGCCAAAGCTTGAAGTCAAGGATGACGATCAGGAACCCCAAAAACCGCAACGAGACCCTAACGACCCTGAAGGCTACGACGGTGCGCTGGAAAAGTACGTAACAGATCGCGCCAGTTGGATTGCTAGAAGGGAAGTGAAAGCTTCTATTGCGGAGGAAGACAAAAAGCGCCTGGATGCGAGACTTGCTCAGGACATGGAGCAAGCCCGGACATCCTATAAAACCAGAGTGGAGAAGGCCAAGGAGAAATACCCGGACTATTCAGAAGTCGCGGAATCTCCCGATGTTCAAGTCACTCCTCATATGGCGAATGCGATTTTCTATTCCGAAGACGGGCCCGACATCGCTCATTTTCTAGGTAAGAATCCGGCTGAAGCCGAGCGTATTTCCAAACTCCTTCCCCAGTTACAGCTTGTGGAGCTTGGCAAAATCAGTCAGAGGATTTCAACCCCTCCGACATCTGCCAAGTCCGTATCCGCTGCACCCGCACCGGGGAAACCGATCAAAGCAAGCTCGGAAGTCAGTAAATCTCCAGAAGAAGAAAGTATGGAGGAATACGCTTCCAGGCGTAAAAAGCAACTTGCCGAAGAACGAAGACCCGGAGGGATGCGGCACTAACCCTTAAGGAAAAATCATGTCTTCACAGGTACTTCTAACTCCGACGATCATCACTAAAGAAAGTCTGGTGATCCTGGAGAATAACCTCGTGGCGGCGAACAGGGTCAACCGGAAGTTCGAGAACCAATTCGTCAAGATTGGCAATTCTCTTACCATTCGGAAACCCAATCGCTTCACGATTGCTTCAGGCCCGGGACTTCAGATTCAGGACATTGCTGAGCCTTCAGTCACGATTACCATCAACCAACAGCAACATGCGGACTTCCAGTTTACTTCTCAAGACCTGACTCTAACCGTTGAGGAGTTCTCTGAAAGGTATCTGAAGCCTGCAATGGCTTCGCTGGCTAATAAGGTCGATCTGGACGTTCTAGCCAATGCAACCTCGGGGATTTCCAATTATGTAGGCACTCCCTTGATTACTCCTGCTGCTTTTTCGACCTCGGTTCAGCTTACGGGTCGGAGGCAGGATGAATTATCCGCTCCGCAGGACAACCGGACTCTAGTTCTGAATCCGGCTGCTTACTGGGCGATTGCTAATGGGATGACTCCAAGCTTTGTGATGCCGACTGCCAAAGAAGCCCTCGTGAAGGGTTATCTGGCAACCATCGGTAATTACGAAGTCTATATGGATCAGAACATCCCAGGAGGCGCTACGGGGATTCAGCATAATAGTTCTATTGCTATGACTGTTTCCTCAGTTACAGGCCCTCAAGGCAATGGAGCCTCCACAGTTATGGCAGGTGGAACCCCGACCGAGAACATGGGTCTGGGTGAAGTCTTCACCGTAGCTGGGGTCTTCAACGTCAATCCGCAAAGCCGTCTGTCTACCGGAGTTTTGAAGAACTTTGTAGTGACTGGTACGACAGCGGTAGCAGGTAGCTCTTGGACAGTGACCTTCTCTCCTTCTGTAATCACTTCTGGGCCGTATCAGAATGCAACAGGTCCGATGAGTACAGCGGCTGCGATTCTGTGGTTGTCTGGTACGAGTGCTACCCAAATCTCTGGGCCCAACAACCTCGCCTTTACTCGGGACGCGTTTGGTCTGGTGATGGTGCCGATGGAAATCCCGCAAGGAGTAGACTTTGCTGCACGCGAGACTTACAGAAACATCTCTATGAGAGTCATCAGGGCTTACGACATTAACAATGACGTATTCCCGACTCGTATTGATATTCTGTACGGTACTACGACCTATTACGACGAACTAGCCGTTCGTCTTGGAGGCTAACATGCCACTATCTTCAAGCAATGCAGTAAAGCAACTGTCGGATGCTAACTCCCAAGGTACGGTTATGGGACAAAGCGCAACCGATAAGATCAGTTTCTACAACGTCAGTACTGTGGCAAGGCAATCGGGTGGAAGCTCTTTCATCACTCTATCGCTGAGTTCTGGAGCTTTGGCTAGTTCTTTGGCTATTGCTCTGCACTCCCTCGGGCTGATTAACTGTTCTACGGTAGCTGCGTGAACTTCAAAGCTGTACAAGATGTAGTAATCATCAGGAGAACCCCTCAGCAGGAAATCTCTGCCGGGGGGATTTTCTTAGTCGATTCCAAAGATTTTCTAGAAGACATCGGTACGGTAGAAGAAGCAGGGCCGGGGAAGTTGTCTTCTAAAGGCGTCTTCATCCCAAACGATGTGAAAAAGGGAGATGTAGTCCTATTCTCTACTGGAGGGCATCAGGTCACTAAATTGAACGGAACAGAGTTCATCGTGACCCGACAGAACTCAATCATGGCGGTACTGAATGAGTCTTCTCGCCCCAATAGTTGACTACCTGAAAACCCTTGAAATAAAGGGTGAGGTCTTGTTTATCGGCTATCAAACCGAATTCAAGCCTCTAGATATACCTCATATGATACTCGACCAGTCGGACTATGAAGGGGCAGATATCGTCTGGGACTTGGGTTATCCCGTACCCGAAGATTTACACAACAGGTTCGATTTCATCTTCAATGGGGGGTGTCTAGACAATATGTTCAACCCCGCCCAAGCGATGATGAACTTCAGCAAGATGCTAAAACCAGGGGGTAGAGTCGTTTGCATGGAGTCTGCTTCCTCATTTAACAGCCCCTACCTCATGTACTCCCCCGGATGGTTCTGTGACTACTATCGGGAGAACAACTTCATTGAGTGGGAGGCTTACATCTGCTCGTATAAATCTATGAGGGAGCTTCTTTACGGCCCTTGGAGATGGTTCAAATACAAGTGGGAAGGTAACAAGAACGGCCCCTCACCCAAGACGCATGGGAATCACATTCTAGTAGTCAGTATGGCTAGAAAAGGCCCGGAGACGACTTCAGATAAGCAACCTATCCAACATCAGTACAGGAAAGACGCAGTTGGTACTCCTGCGGTTGGAAGTATCTGGCCTCTGATAACCGATTCTCTTGGGTTCACTTTATACAAGAGCGAGACTCACTTACATGAAGTGGAAAACTTTTCACATTGAATATGTCAGTGCAAAAAGACTTTTCGGGATCATTTTTATCGTAGCATTTGGTCATACCGTGGAAGGGTTTCCATTGCTTACTCTTTCTGTCAGTCGTAAAACGAAGGCTATGTTTCTTCAACTTGGGGGTTAAATGAAGGTCAGTGTCTGTACTTCGGTTCTCAATCAATCGACATATCTGAAAAAGATGATTGAGTCTGTAAAGGCTCAGTCATTCGAGGATTGGGAATTGGTGATCGTTGACGATGGTTCTACAGAGGACATCGAAGGAGTAATACGCGAGTTCAACGATCCAAGGATCAGACTCCACAAGTTCCCTACTAACAGGGGTATCCCTCACGGACTTAACTGGGCGCTGACTCATGCTTTAGGTGAGTATGTCCAACCCCTCTCAGCAGACGAATGGATTGAGAAGGACAAGCTAAAAATCCAAGTAGAGTTCATGGACTCACATCCTGAAATCGGATGTGTCTGGGGGCTTCCGGGTAAAGGTCTTATGGGTGAAAGACCTTTGTGGGAGCAGAACACTCTAAGAGCACACAACAGGAGTTCAGAGGCTTGGGTAAGAACCCTATTGACTCTGGATAACATCCCCATTGGTGGAGCTTCGATGCTGATGAGGAAGTCTATTGTTGAAGATATAGGTGTCTTCGATCCTCAGATTTTCTATTGCTCAGACCTTGAATGGTTCGTCCGATTCTTCAAGAAGTATGAAGGGATGGTACTGCCTTATAGATGGGCCGATGCCGATCAACCGGACACTAGACTTACCGCACCCAAGCCGGATTCAGCGGAGAAGTTCGCTAAAGACATCATGTTGGTGAGGAAGAAGCATCAAGTAAAACTCCCTCCGATTGAGGGTAAAGTCACGGTTGGAATTCCAGTCTTCAATATGGCGAAGTTCATTCCTCAAGCTCTGGATTCGGTTCTGAACCAGACCTATAAGGACTTGGAGATTCTAGTTCTAGACGACGCTTCTACAGACAATCTGGCAGAAGTCCTTACACCTTACGCAGAGAAGATCAAATACCTGAAGTTCGACGAGAACAGGGGTACTGTAAAAGCTATTAATCAAATGGCCTCATTAGCTACTGGAGAGTTCTACGTTTCTCTAGCTGCTGACGATTTGATCGAGCCTAACTTCATTGAAAAAGCACTAGGAGAGTTCAAGAAAGACGCTTGGCTTGAATTTGTCGCTTCCCAAACTGATTTCATCAATGAAGAAGGAAAGCCGTTCGCTGAAGACCATCCTTTCAAAAACATCCCCAAAGCTGCTAACAAGTCCAGGGATCAGTGGTTGACCCATATGTACTATGGGAACGTCTATTTCGGGGTGGGAATGTATCGGACGAAGACGATCAAATCAGTCGGTGGTTGGGCTGACTGTGGAGTCCTTACAGATTATGAGATGTATCTCAAGCTTTTACAGAGAGAGAACATCAAGATCATCGAGGAACCACTTACTCATACGAGAATTCATGGAGAGAACAAAAGTCTTCTAAAGCCTGAAGAATCCAGGAAACTGAAGCAGCGATACCACGACGCTAAAATCCCTTACTACCAGCCTAGAATGAAGGTGATTCTGGCGACTCCTTTCTATGAGATGAGAGGGTTTAGTCCATACATTCAAAGTATGGTCTATACGACCAAGGTTTTGACTCAATTAGGGATTGAGTGGGAGTGGCACGAGCTTTCTGGAGACTCTTATGTAGACCGTGCAAAGAACACGATCACCATGAGGTTCCTGGAAGACCCGGATGCTACAGACCTCTTTATCATCGACTCGGATATGCAATGGAATCCAGACGCTCTAATCAAGATTCTCCAACTGCCGGAACAGATTGTAATGGGGTCTTATCCTCAGAAAAACTCATGGGATAAGTGGACTTCCATCCCTGTTCTGAAAGAGGAAAACGGAAAGCATCATCCTGTTGGCAGAGTCTTACCTGATGGTACGGCTTTGATCCAAGCGGAATACATATCAGGTGGGTTTATCAGGATGAAACGAGAGTGTCTAGTGAAGTTCAAAGACCACTATAAAGACATGACCTACCAAGACAGTTCTGCCGATCCTTCCTACCCTGAACGTATGTACACAGAATTCTACACCTGTGAGAGAGCAGATGGATTGAGGTGGGGTGAGGATAGAGTCTTCGGTAAGAGGATGAGAGCTATAGGAGTGGAAGGGTATATCTATCCCAATATCCACTTCGGACACTATGGAATCAAAGGTTGGATGGGTAACTATGACACGTTCTTGAGGAATCCTCCAAAGGCGGCCTAATGACAACTGCGAACGACCTTATCACGAGGGCGATGAAAGCTCTGAAAGCTTTGGGTTCTACCGAAGTTCCCACAGCAGCAGAAGCTAACGACGGATTGGTAGCTTTCAATGCAATGCTAGATTCGTGGAGTCTGGATGACTTAGTTTCCTATGAGGTCGAGGAACAAAGCTTTCCTCTAGTAGTGGGTCAGGCTTCTTACACAGTAGGGCCTGGGGGGAATATAAACACCATTCGTCCACAGGAGATCATACAAGCCTATATCAGGGATACGAACAACAACAACTTCCTGATGAGACTCTTACCTAGAGACAAGTGGAACCAGATAGGTAATAGAGGCCCTACGAGGACGAGTCAGATTCCGAATACGATGTTCTACGATCCCCAAAGCCCTTTGGGAGTGATAAACATCTTCCCGACCCCTTTGATTGCTTATACCTGTTTCTTTGATAACGTCTTAAACCAAGTGACATTTGCCAGCCTGACTACTGTTCTGGCAATGCCAGTCGGTTATGAGAGGGCCTATGTTTACAATCTTGCGGTTGAGATTTCAAGCATGTTTGGCTTCGATATACCTGCTGTGGGGCCAGGTCAGAAAAATCTTGTCCAACTGGCAGAAGAATCCCTAGCTGCAGTGAAGTCGAACAATATCAAGGAAGTGATTAGTAACTACGATCCGGCGATAGTTTCTCACTCCTACGCGACTTACAACATCTACTCAGACAACTACGGAAGAGGGAATTGAGAGTACAGCTATTCGGGATAGGCGAGAAGGGTAAGTCTCCGGCTATCACAGCGCAGAAAAGGATCAACTGCTACTGTGAGACTAGGACTGATGGGGATAGAACGTCCCTTGCTCTAATAGGTTCTCCAGGACTTACCCCTTTCTGTACGACGATAGGCTCTAATCCTTCCAGAGGGATGTGGGCGGTGGATACTATTGCAACCCCACTACTTTTCAGTGTACACGGTAATACACTCTACTCGATTAACAACGCAGGAACGACTTCGGTAATCGGGACTATCGGTACTACTTCGGGTGATGTGTCGATGGTCGATGATGGGACTAACCTAGTTCTGGTAGATGGGTTTAACGGGTACTACTACAACGTCCTAACCCCTGCGGGTCTTAACCAAATAGTCTCAGGCAACTTCCCTACCAACCCTGTGACGGTGACTTGGCAGGACACCTATTTCATTGTAAATGACGGTCTTACTAATCAATTCAATCTGTCAGCGAACGGAGACCCGACGACTTGGCCTGCTATTCAGATCAATTTCACTGGTACAGCACCTGGAGCAGTTCAAGCTCTGATAGCGGATCATTCAATCCTCAACATCTTCGGGCCAAAAGCATCGGAGTTCTGGCAGGATACCGGATTAGAAAATCCTTACTCTCCTATTCCTGGGTCGGCTCAAGAATATGGGCTAGCCTCACCATTCAGTCTGTGTAAATACGACAACAGCCTAGCTGGGTTGTTCACTAACCATATGGGAGAAGTCAACGTATCCAGACTCTCCGGCTTTAGGCTTCAACAGCTTTCCTCTATGGAGATTGACTTTCTTCTGAACCAATACACGACTGTAGGAGACTGTAAGGCTTTTGGATATATGCTCGGTGGACATCCAATGCTCTATCTGACTTTCCCATCTGCTCAAAAGTCTTGGGAATTCGACCAAGCTTCTAATGCTTGGGCCGAACGTCAGGATACGAATGGGAACAGACATTGGGCGCAGAAGTTCGAGACCTTTCTCTCTAGACAGCTTGTTTCAGACTATAGAAACGGGAATATCTACGAGATAGATTCTAGTGTATTCGATGACAACGGGTCTCAAATCCCTATGGAGATTTGGTCTAAGCATATCTGGCAGGATGATAAGTACCTGACCATCCCTCAAATACAGGTCGATATTGAATCAGGAGTCGGTTTGACGATGGGACAAGGCGTAAATCCTCAGATCATGCTTGAAGTCTCTAAAGATGGGGGTCAGACTTTCACAGCAGTAGCTTGGGCCTCGATGGGTGCGATAGGCGCTTACACTCAAAGAGTCATCTGGAGAAGACTTGGAAGGGCTAGAGACTGGGTTTTGAAACTTCGTGTGACCGATCCAGTGAAAAGGATCATCACAGGCGCGAGTGCTGAGATAGTAGGAGGGGCGTTCTAGTGGAAGGCCCGAAACTCCAACAGCCTCAAGCTCTATCTCCTGTGGTTCAACAGGACAGTCTGATTCCTTCGCTTGAGTATGCGGCTTTCTTCAACCTTTTACAGATCGTGAGCTTCTACTCTACTAGAGCAGGGACGACAGCAGAACGCCCTACCGGGTCTACAGGAGTTAGATGGGTTGGGATGCCTTATTTCGATCAGACTTTAGGGAAGCCTGTGTTTCTGAAATTCACTTCAAGTTCTATCTGGGTGGATGGGTCAGGGGCGGTGGTATGAATCTGACCACTGGAAAGATTTGGAAACTCCAAGAGGCTATGAGTCGGCTTCCTCAAGCCGATCTACCTACTGAGCATTTCTTCGCAGATGGGATGTACGCCCGAGTCCTTAAAAGACCCGCTGGGACTTTGATAGTCGGTAAGGTACACAAGAAAGAGCATTTCTACATCGTTACTAAAGGCAGAGTCGAAGTTGCCGGAGAAGACGGAACCAAGACTTACGAAGCAGGAGATGTGATAGTTTCCAAACCTGGGACTAAGCGAGCAGTTCTAGCTTTGGAAGATTCTATCTGCATGACTGTACATAGAACGAAGAAGAAAAACCTGGATAAGATTGAAAAGGAATTGGTTGAAGAAGACAATACGGCGCTATTTAACGCGCAGAACAAGAGGCTCACATGACTTGGGTAGCCACTGCAATAGCAGGTAGTGCAGTTTTAGGAGGGGTAGCGTCTTATGCCGGTGGTAGAGCGCAGGCAAACGCCGCTAATCATGCGACTGACGTTTCAGCCCAGCAGTACCAACAGACCCGCTCTGACCTCATGCCTTGGCAGAACGCTGGGAATATGGCTCTCTCCCAGATCAACCAAGGTCTTCAGCCCGGAGGACAGTTTTCACACCAATTCGGACTCCAAGACTTCCAAGCCTCTCCTGCTTACAATTTCAACCTTGAACAGGGGAAACTTGCTCTAGACAAAGCCTCAGCAGCTAGAGGGAAGTATTACGCTCCTTCGACTCTACAAGACATTGCGAAATTCTCCCAAGGTCTTGCATCGAACGAGTATCAAAATGCTTTCTCTAACTACAACACCGGGATAAACAACATCTACAGTCGTCTGTATGGAATCTCCGGGCAAGGCGCTTCTGCTGCTAATCAGACTGGACAATACGGCACTCAAGTCGCCGGTCAGATAGGCCAAAACATCACTGGTGCTGCTAATGCTCAAGCTGCTGGGATGGTAGGAGTAGCAAATGCTGCTACAGGCGGGGTTGGAAACTATCTGAACTATGACCTTACCCAGCAGATTCTAGCCAATAATCAGAAGGGTTCTGTTCCTTATAATGCGAGTGTAAATGGATATATCGGTCCTTTAGGATATAACCCTCAACCGGAGTAAGTTATGCCTGTTGATGCAAGCATCCCTCTACAAGTCCATCAGCTGAAAATCCCCACAGCGGGTGAAGTCATGTCCTTGAAGGATTTGGCTGTCAGAAGCCAGATCAATGAGCAGAACCTCCAAGAGAAACAGATGGAGGTGCAAAGAAGGAACAGTCTTCTACAGATCACCCAGTCTCCGGGGTTTAGCGATCCTAATAGTGGTACTCCTACCCCTCAAGGGATAGCCGCTTACACTAGGATCGACCCTGAAGGAGGTATCAAGCTTAGTCAAATGGCCCAGCAGATGAACATTCAGAACATGGCTATTGACGAGAAAAGAACTGCTGTCAAGAGGAACATCCTTACTGGATATGTGGATTCCTACCAGAGGAATCTTCAACTCACCGGAGACAAAGCACAGGCTGAGAAACAAGCCAGAGAAGAAGCCATGGCTTCTATCCAAGAGGGGAAGAAAAGCGGTCACTTCGCGGCTCAAGGCTTTAGTGCTAACGAGTTAGAGCATGAACTCCCTCCTCCAGAAGTCGCGAGGACTGCTGTATTAGCTATGGGTGGGAAAGTCGCTGAGCCTCCAAAGCTTGAGCATACGACCGCTATAAATCCAGAGACTAAGAAACTGGGATTATTCGATAGTCGCACTGGCACCTTCAGAAAAGATGCTCAAGGTAGATTCATTGAGCCTCCGCCGACTTCAACATTCTTGAACATGACCAATGCTCCAGATAAGGAGACTCTAAACTTCATGGCGAAGCAATATCTGACTGGTGATAAGTCAGTCATGGTTGGGCTTGCTAGAAGCCCGATCACCATGAATGCCATGAGGAAAGAGATCGTATCTGAAGCGAAGGCACAAGGAATGACTCCTGCCCATGTTTCAGTGAAGATGGCAGAGTTCCAAGGCGCTTTGGCAGCGGAACGAGTGGCTGGTACGAGAGAAGCGCAACTTGGATTTGCGGCGCATGAATTGGATCAATTTGTTCCCCTTGCTGAAAATGCAAGTAAGGCTGTGCCGAGAGTGGGTTTCAAGCCTATCAATCAAATCATGCAAATTAGCGAGAATCAATGGAGTCCAGATCAAAGGGCATTTGTCGCTGCAAATAGAGCAGTTATCAATGCTTACGGACAAGTAGCCTCTAGGGGCGGGACGAATGTCCACAGCGTTACAGAAGCTGAAAAGATGCTGAGTACCGCAGACAGTCATGAGGCTTACAAGGCTGTCCTGAATCAATTGCAACTAGAGACCAAAGGTGCTTTAAAGGCACCAAAAGAGGTCAAGAAGGATATCGCAGAAGGAATCACTGGAAAAAGACCAGAAGAAGCTGCGAAACCGGATATCAAATCATTGCTCGATAAGTACAAATAGTGGCCTATCTAGACGACCTTCACTCTGCTTTAGTCAAGGCTGATGCTGCTGGTGATACGGCAGGGGCTAAGGCTTTGGCTGATGAAATCAGGGCGCAAACCCCTCAAGAGGCTGCTGTAAAGCAAGAATCCAGTCTAGGACAGAAACTCAAGGGTGCTGGAGAGGCTGCGCTTTCGGTGGCTACTGGGATTCCCGCCTCTATCGCTGGGGGGGTTGCTGGGATTGCGAGAAACATAGGTGGTGGCACTTTAGGCACCCCAGAAGGCACCAGAATAGCTTCAGAGCGCGCTAAAGAGGTCTCTGGGGGGTTGACCTACAGCCCAAGGACTGAGGAAGGTAAGACCTATCTAAGCGATATTGGACAGCTTTTCGATCAGAGCAAGCTAGCCGGTCTGGGGCCTACTGAATCTGTAGATTTGGCCTCAATTCCACGGATGAAGGGGCCTTTGGTCATGGAGTCTGATGCTGGAATGACCAAACGTGTATCAGGGGAGCTTAAGCGCGCCCAAGTAGATCAAGGTGTAGTCCAAGCAAAAGAAGCTGGATATTCACTTTCTCCTACTCAGGTCAATCCTTCTTTAGCCAATCAAGCCATAGAAGGAGTGGCTGGGAAGATCAAAACCGCTCAAAAGCTTGCAGAGAAGGATCAGTTGAACTCGAACAGGCTTCTCAGGGAACACTATGGTGTGCCTGATGAAGTGCCTATGAATCAACAAACCCTCTCTCAGATCAGGGCCGATGCTGGGAAAGCTTATGAAAACGTCCGCAATTCAGGCAGGGTGACTGCCAGTGATGACTATTTCAAGAAACTGGACGAGATAGCCGCTCCTTACAAAAGTGCTGCTAAAGATTTCCCTGAAAGCGCGAGAACAGATATCACCGATGCAGTAAAAGCGGTGAAACAGAACTCCTTTGATGCAAGTTCCGCCGTGGATCAGATCAGGCTTTTGAGAGGAAAGGCCGATGCTGCCTTTGCCAAAGGCGATAAAGCTCTTGGTAGATCATACAAGGACATTTCAGGCGCTCTAGAGGACGAACTTGGTAGGCATTTGGAAAGGACTGGGGCTAATCCAAATCTCGTCCAAGACTATCAAGCAGCAAGACGGACTATAGCGGAGACCTATACCGTCCAGAAACACCTCCAAGCCGATGGGAACATAGATGCTATAGGGCTTGCTAGAGAACTGAAGAAGAATGTCCCCTTGCAAGGCAATATCAGAACGATTGCAGAGTTTGGACAGCAGTTTCCTAAAGTAGCAAGGCTTCCAGAGAAGACTGGGGGTACGCCTTTGAGTCTTTTCGATTTCGCTATCGGGGGCGGGGCTTCGGCATTGATGCACAATCCCTACTACCTTGCTGCTGCTGCCGGTAGACCTGCTGTAAGAGCGGGGATAACTTCAGGCCCATACCAAAAGTATATGGTGAATCCTGCTGGTACTGGCCCTTCTTCGATGATAAGCCTTGGGAATGTGGCTGCTCAAGCAGGACAGCAAGCCCTACCAGGGATTCCTTTGAGCGGGATACTTGCAAGACCTGTTCAGGATAGTGGAATTCCGCTAGATCAAATCCATACTTTTAGTCCTGGCATGAATGGAGTGAGGGGATAATGGCTGGCCCTATCGCTTTTCTCGTTCCCGACCCAATACAGTCAACACAATTCATTCCTGGGGGTAATACACCTGCCTCTGGAGGTCTCTTATTCGTCTATCAAGTCGGGTCTACTACAAAGTCTAACTCCTATACCGATCCTTCAGCTTCGACTGCTCGTACTAATCCTATCGTTCTAGACAGTGGGGGCAATATACCTGGGAATGGTGAGGTCTGGATCACCAGCACGGCTAAATTCGTTCTAGCCCCGAGTAATGACACCGATCCTCCTTCAAGCCCTTACTGGTCTAAGGACAACTACCCCGGAATAAACAACATCTCCGCTGCTCAAGTCCAAAGCCTCTCTGCTCAGTCTGAGTGGGTACAAGGCTCTACAGCGACGTTCGTGGGAGTTACAGGCTTTTCAGTAGTTGGAGATCAGACTGCGCTCTACACGACAGGTCGGAGAGTAAAAGCTACAGTTACTGGGGGGGATAGGTTTGGAATAGTCACCTCTGCTGTATTAGCTACAGGAAGTACGGCAGTTGGAGTGACTCTAGACTCGGGGACGCTAAACGGGGGCTTGAGTGTTATCTCCTATGGGATTCTCTCGACGCCTAATGGGTCTGTGCCCTGGTCGATAGAGACCTCTACTGGTGTTTCAATCACCGGAAATATCATAACTGCCTATTCAGTTGCGGCGACTACGGCTATTACAACGAGTTTTACAGCGATAAGTACAGCTACTTTCCAGAATCTGATTGATGTTTCAGGAACGACCTCAGGGATTAGATTTGCTTCTACTACAAATGCCAATGCTTCAACGACCATTCTTGATGACTACAGAGAAACTACGACTTGGGTTCCTGGGATATCTTTTAGCGGAGCATCAACTGGAGTTACATATATACTTCAAAATGGAACAGCAATTAAAGTTGGTAGGCTTGTAGTTGCTTCAGGAGCGTTGGCTATAAATGCAACTGGTTCGGCCAGTGGCCTTTTGGATATTTCCATGCCCTATCCATTCAATAATACATATAGTGGGAAATGTGGTTCCATAACATGGGCTGGATTAAATAGCACTTGGGTGAATATATTTCTGTCTTTCCCTGGGAATTCAGGATTCTCAAGTGCCGCTCTAGTTGGATTTGCAACGGCTACTACTGGCACCCCGGCTACTCTTACTGTAGGTGATATTAAAAATGCCTCAGCTTTTCAATTCACAGTTTTATATGAAGCCAAGAACTAGAATGGGATTCGAACCCCTGCGGAATAGTTATGATAAACAGCACTAGCTTCCGCTCCGATCCAGACGTATTGCCAAGCCTCCCTCCACCCTCTAGGAAGGACATAAGAGACTGCGGCGTTTCCTACAATGCTCAACGCACAGAGATTGTTGACTTTGGCTTGACTAGGATGCTTCCCAAGAATGGGGTTGTTCTCGTACATATGGGGATTCTTGAGGAATGTCTTGGTTTGTTCGCAGTCAACTATGGTCAATCCAGTATAAAGACCCTGCCTCACCGTGTCGGCAGTCGTCCAATCTCCCCCAAAGGCGAGGGACGGAAGAAACAGCAGGATTTGCAGATATCGCATAATACACGAAGCCTATCTGGTAATACACGGATTGTCAAATGACCGCTTTCTACGCTCCCGACCCGATCAATTCGACCCAACTCATACCGGGAGGAAACACGCCTGCTGCTGGCGGATTGCTCTTTTGCTATCAAGTCGGCAGTTCGACCAAACAGAACACCTACACAGACGCCACAGCCTCTACAGCGAGGACTAATCCGATAGTCTTGGATTCAGGTGGGAACATCCCTGGAAATGGGGAAGTCTGGATAGCCTCAACAGCGAAGTTTGTCCTAGCCCCTTCAAACGATACCGACCCGCCTGCTTCGCCTTACTGGTCGAGGGACAACCTACCGGGGGTCAACGATCCTTCACAGGTTCAGAGCGAATGGATACCCAGTGGTCTGACTCCGACTTTTGTAAGTGGGTCTAGTTTCATCTTCTCAGGAGATCAGACTGGGACTTTCACCACTGGTAGACGACTGAAGACACTGAATACTGCTGGGACGTTCTACAGCACTATAAGTACTTCTGTCTTCTCAGCTTCTACGACTATTGGAATTCAAAGCGACACCATAGGAATAGATTCAGGACTTAGTGCGGTCAGTTATGGACTCATAAATCCTAAAAATACCTCTCTGCCTCTCATTGTTAGCGTCTTGAATTTCGGAGCCAAGGGAGATGGGGTAACGGATGATACGGCGGCGATACAGGCGGCGGTTACGGCTGCATTGGGCAGATCGCTGTACTTCCCGCCTGGGTTTTATGTTATCAACTCGGAAATCACCATCTCCGGGTCGATCACTATTTTCGGCGCAGGCGTGGAGATTTCTGTAATTCAGCTTGGTACGACTACGCAAAACGGATTCAACATCGCGTGTGATTCTTCAGTTCACTTTCGTGATATGAAAGTCTTTGGAGGAGCTTCTCAAACTGCGGGAGCTGCGATCAAAGTCAATGGCGCAACCAATGGGGTGACGACCAATCTAAACAGCACATTCGAGAACCTTCTTTTCTCTCAGTGCTGGAACAGCATCGAGTTCATTTCTGTTGCATCCGCGAGAATTCACAACTGTGTCATAAACGGAATCCTGAATGTTGGTGTCACCGTTCAAGACACCGTAAATGCCGATTCCACTCCGAGTTGGATTACTGATTGTGCATTCTTCGGGAATAGTTCTTCCGCTTCCCTGAAAGGAATAAGCCATCTCAGCGGTGGCGGATTGCGTGTAGTGAATAACTACTTCAACACTCTCGGGGCAGCCTACCATATGAATTGGGGCTCTACCGTTGGATCATCTCAAATAAGGATTGCAAATAACACGGTAGACAGCAATCAACAAGTCGGCGGTTTTATTTTCGATAGATCGACTGCAAGTGGCGGGATTGCTGGCATCTCTATCGTCGGCAACTATCTATTTACGAACACTGTTACTCCAGCGATATGGTTCAAGAAAAACGATCCTGGCGTATTCGTGAATACAACTCTCAACGGCAATAATTTCATTCTAAGTGGTGGCGGAACTGGTATTCAAATAGACGGCGGTATCGCATATGAAATTTGCGGGAATCAATTTACAGGACCAACGGGGACAGGTATCGCTACTGTAAATTCGACTGCCACCTCAATACAGATTGGACCGAATCAATTCACCAACATTTCTACTGCCTATTCTATAAACACGGCATCGCAGATAACGCCGACTGCCATTCACGGCACTGGGTCAAATGACAACGCTAACGCTAGTGATATTGGAGAGTATTCGACCGCGACTATAGCAACTGGTTCTTCTCTTTCCCTTACAAGCCCGAATGCCCTGAATGTCACTAACTTTACCCTTACTCCTGGAGACTGGGATGTGTGGGGGGTGATTGATTATCTTGCTGGCGGGGCCACTACTTTCACCGTGATGAAGTCAGGGATCAGCACTACGAGCGCGACTATAGGCTCTCAGGATACTTTCACCAATCTCGCTCTGGCCGGAACATTAGCCGCTGCCTCTGATATGGCTCAGACCACCCCGACTGTCAGAATATCTATTGCAAGCAGCACTATAGTCTATTTGGTCGCGCAAGTTACTTTCGCTGTAAGCACGCTTAAAGTCTATGGGTCTATCTTTGCAAGAAGGGTGAGATGATCCTCTCCAAATCCTTCACTCTTGAGGCTCTGACCTTCTCCGAGATAGCCGAACGCAGAGGAATATCCAATGTCCCAAACGATGAACAGATCGCCAATCTCACAGAGCTTGCACAAAGTCTTGAGCGGGTTAGAGACCTGGTTGGGGAACTTCACATCTCCTCCGGGTTCAGAAGTCCCAAGCTCAATACAGTCATCGGAGGTTCAGTTAATAGCGCCCACACTCAGGGATATGCGGCAGATTTTACGGCCTCTGGATTCGGGAGTCCGCTCGATGTCTGCAAAGCGATTGAAGGCTCTGGAATATCTTATGACCAGCTTATATTGGAGGGAGGCCTTTCAGGATGGACGCACTTTAGCATCGCACCAAGTATGCGTAGAGAAATTCTTACGGCGACGTTTGCTAGCGGGAAAGTGACTTACACAGACGGCCTGACAAGCAGTTAAGAACGAGAGGGGTGTAATGGGTGAACTACAGTTCTATCGTGATATAGCGACTGGTGTGCTTGGGATACTAGTCCTCATAATCGGATATCTATGGAAGACTACGGCGGATGACGTGAAATCAAAACTCAGTAGAGATGAATTCAAGTCCTATCTGGATGATGCCAAGGAATCCAGAGAAGCATTGAAGACCTCGATTATCAAGCTGTTCGAGAAGGCTGATAATCACGAGAAACTGGACGCTGCCAGATTTGAAGTGATTACCAAAGACTTCAACGGCGGGGTGGGGCGTTTGGCCGAAAAGATAAATGACGTTCAGGTCAACATCCTGACCCAGCTTAACAACAAGATGGACAAGGGGAAATAATGGCCTTCAACTGGAAGTCGCTCGTAAGTAGCGTGGCTCCTACCCTAGCGACTGCGCTAGGTGGCCCACTAGCTGGGATGGCTGTTCAGGCTATCGGAGGGGCTTTGGGGCTTTCAGACTCCACGGAGCAGAACATCTCTGCTGCGCTTGCGGGAGCGAAGCCTGACGACCTGTTGAAATTGAAGCAGGCCGACCAGGACTTCGCAGAGAAGATGCGGCAAATGGACGTTGATCTTGAGAAACTTGCTATTGAAGACCGTGCTTCGGCACGTCAAAGGGAAGCGTCGGTAAAGGACAAGACGCCTTCGATTCTTGCTTACCTTATCATCGGAGGATTCTTCCTCATGTCTGGCGCGATGATCTATTGCATCATGGTGCTTCCAGAACTCACAGCGAAGATACCGCAGTCTGGATGGCTGCTCATCGGTAGCGTGTACGGGTATCTCGCTGCTGAAGCCAAATCCGCCGGGAACTACTACTTCGGAAGTTCTGCGAGCTCGAAGGAAAAAGACGCGACCATCTCTGAGATCGCTAAGTCCTAGTCACTTCTGGCAGACCTTAGCATCCACTCCCACTGCTGGGTCGGTGAACTGAGCGTTGTCGCAGACATAACTCCCCGCGGCGAGCGTCTGCTGAACGAATCGGTTAGTCGCTATTTCTCCATATCTGACTAGCGTTGTCGCGGAGAGCGTGAAGCTTTGATGCTGGGTAGCGATCGTCGTCCAGGTTGTAGGTGGAGGAGGCGGTGGTGGGATTGGAGTGACAGTGAGGTCTGGAATGGTCGAAGCTAGAACTCCAGGCTGGGCGCACCTGAAACGACCTTGACCCGCTGGAGACCATGAGACCTTCAAAGTCGTGAGATCGAAGTTCCAGCCCTGACCAGGAATGTCGTAACGACACCCTAGCTTCTGCCCAGCTGGTATTACCACCGGAGTCGTGAAGGGAAATCTCCAAGTCATCGAAGACATCTGCTGCCAACCTACTACTCCTGACATGGTGATGGTTGCTCTCACTGAAGACGCTGTAGTCGGAGTTGTCTTGCTCCCAGGTAGGTCTACCAGAATCAACGAGTCGTTCGCCAGATTGAACGAGACCGGGACTGAAGTTCCGACAAGCGCCAGTGAACCTCCAGAATTAGCAGCTTCGAGCTGGACTTTTATATTGATGGAAGCGCCTTGAAGCTCTGAAAACGGAGCCCTTAGAGAAGCGGCTGGAGCGTCTACTGAGAGTTGGGCTTGGGCGGTGAGCGGAAGTAGAGCAAGTAGCAGGATTTTCATTGAGCCTCCAAGAAACATCGGTCACATACTACCAAGTTCCACCCGTTTTCCTGGGGTATAGTTTTGGCAGGCCAGTAGATCGAATTGAAACACCTCCCGCAAAGACCTAAGAAAAGAACCCCCGGAGTCTTTTGCCTTCTGCCTGTTGGGAGTTCACCTGGATTCACTTCGCCGCCTCTCTCACCTTCGCGCGGAGGGCTTCCCATTCGTGCGTGGAGACAGTTTTCAGGAAGTGATCCGTCATGGTAAGGATCATCCCCCACTCCTCCCTCGACAGCGAGGGGGCGGCAACCTGCTCTGCCAACCTGCAATAGCTTGTTCCCTCTTTGTCGGTGACGATATAGGGACAGACAGGCGCACCCTCGGCTACCTCTGCGGGGGCGGCACGGTCTTTGAGCGCGTCCTCGTATCCTTCGAAATAGGCTTTGCGTAATTCATCTGGCGCAGCCGCCGTCTTCCCCTCCTCGTTCTTCGGATTGAGGGACTGCGAGAGGTCATCGAGGGCGCTGGTCAATGTACCGACGCTTAAATAACCGCGCAGTTTCATATCATTCCTCATCCTGCCTACGTTCAGCACGATCGCCTCCCGCATGGCCTCGGCTTGCAGGCCCTTGAGGGCGAGGTCGCAGAGGGCGTTCTGCCGTTCAGGAGTCGGTATCCATGAGTCCATAGTGCCATGACCATAGGCGTGATCTGGGCGAGCATCCTCTATTTCTTTCTTGGTCAGCACTTGGAGGTCTTGCAGAGTGATGGTCATGGCTACCATCCTGTCCGATGACGGTGGCACTTCCAGCAGAATCCTGCGTCCTCGGGATTCTCTGTACCGCACTTGCAAAGCCAAGACAGTAGTCTCGCTATCTGGTCTAGCTGGTCGCGCAACTCTTTAGTGTTCATTTGATCTCACTTTGTGGTTGGCTTCTATCCAAGACTAAAGTTTCTGTCTCTCATTAGCTTGCTCGCTACGCCATACCTCTATTTTGACCGCCGCCGCTTCCCGGAGGTAACGCGCTTTTTCGTCTTCGTAGATCGCCAATTTAAGGGCTTCCAGATGATTCTTGTATCGGAGGTCACTATAGGCATATCTTTCTTGGGCGTTGACCGGCTCCGCAAGGTGTTCAGACATAACCATTGCCTTGACGACCCTTGAGTAATCGTCCAGATATAGCCTGGAAGCTCTGGCATTGGCAGCATCCAAAGCAGTGTCCCTGAGGTAGTCAAGTGCCTTCTCCAGTGCTTCGTCGCTTACCACGCCATTTCCTTTTACGTTCCCGCTCGTATTCCTTCTTCTTCAACTCGCGGAAGGTGAGGAGGTATTTCCAGACGCCTGCTGTCTTTTGATTGCCGACTTCTGCTTTGAGTCGAACTGTATCCACAGAGCTATCTTCTCCTCATTGTCAAAAGGGGGATTGGCGTTCTCTATTACGTGTACTACTTCAGCTACCTTCCCCTCAGTTAGTAAGTCCTTACAATACGTAGCGGTATCGAATACCCTTTGTTGCTGTTTAGCTGTTAGAGACTCAAGTACGCCTGTAGAGGGCTGTATGCCCTTCTGCTGCGTTATAGCGTTAGCTACCTCGTCAGCACTGGCAAACTCCGTCCCGACGTAACCTAGGGCCGCTAGAGCCCTTCCTATGGCACTTGTTTCAGCGTTCTCCAAAGCCGAAGTCTTGTTTATCTGGCTGGAGGCCCGTTTTTCCTCAGAGTGGCCCGTAGCCTTCAAGACTCCCTTCTCGTCTAGGACTGACGCCTTCATGACCACCGTTTCATCGTCCCTATGGAGTATCTCTGTTGCGATGCACCAATCCCCATGGTCTCCTCGGAACTGATCCACCCGTAAGGCAACTGTCAGGTAGGATTTCCCATGTATCTTGACCTTGCCGGTATCGCTCATCACTCCTCCAGTTTCTTCGCGTCTAAGGTTGGTTCGGCCTTAGTAAATCCACACCTTCTGCATGTGTAGTAAAGACCCTCATGGGAGTAATACTCCTCTACTTGCGCGCCGTATCTTGGGCCGCTGATTTCACTCGACCCGCATTTGGGACATTTGGTCATTTCACCCCCAGAGCCCACTTGAGGAGCTTGATATCGGCTTCGGAGGATGCCGCGCCAAACTCATTCCACGCGCGACAGTCAGTATGATCTTCCAACATCCTATCCCAAGCCTCTTGTATCTCACTTTGGAGTCTTTCCCTATCTTGGGATTGAGCTTGTTCGTCGGAACGGAAACTAACTTCCTGTTGGGACATTTGATCTGTCTGTGTCATGGTTGCTTCTCCAAGAATTAGGCCCAAGCCTTTTTGCCATTGAGATAATGAACGCATACCTCGCGTCCTTTCTTCATCCAACCACCGAAGGAATTCTTATTCCATTGCTTGTACGGCCTGCCATAGACGCTCGGAGCGGTTTCGCCTTTCTCTGCACACGGTTCATACCACCTATCCCCGCAGCAGGGGCAGTCGCCCATACCTGAAGCAACACCATCAAAGTACAACCCTATCTTAGAGGCGCGTTCAAGGACTTCAGCCTTGGACTTGGCCTCAATGACCACGTGATGGGTAATCCCCTTTTTCAGATCGTAAGAGAAATGCCCGCCACTGTTGTTTTGGCTGAAATGCCAGAATTCACTTTTGCGTTCCATCTTTCCTCCAGCAGGTGACTTTCCAAAGCGGCCATCCACCCTTATTCCAGAGTGAGACATTGAAAACCGCATCCGCTCTCATTAATACTTTGTCGCACTGACTTAAAGACCAAGGCTCCTTGGATTGAGTGGAGACTGTGGCAGCTTGAGAGTCTTGCATTAGTAAGTAGATCACCACTCCTACTAGAAAAGACAGAGCTAACTTAGCCTGCCATGAAAGTGGGGTTGGAATTCTTTCCCAAGGCTGTACCCAATCTCGGTTTATCACGATGGCCTCCGCTCTGGATAGGCACGCTCTCGGTCTTCAGCGTCTTGCTGCTTAAACTCATCGCGCCGTTCCTCTGCCTTTTCCTCCCAGTATGTGGTCTTCGGGTAGAACGCCTCGGTTGCCTTCTTGATCTCCTCGAAGATGTCGTAGTAGGCTTCGGCAGGTGGGGGCTGCTTGACTGGTTTCATTTGATCGTTCCTTTGTAGTTACTGCTTCTCCGACTTCAAGGCAGCGCTGGCTTTAGCACAAGCAGCGGTCAAAGCAGAACGGAATGGCTCACCTACCCTGGACTTGAGCATTACCATCTCTGCATAGGCGGTTTCCAAGGCTTCCTTGAGCCTGTCCCGCTCCTCAGTCAAGTCCTGTGCTATCGCTTCCCACTTGTAGGTCATGGCTGGCTCCTCTTACCGTTAGCCTTCAGGATAATCCTCCGTTACCCCCTTGTCAAGAACTTTCGGTAGGGGGTTGACATTGTCTGTGAAAGGTATATCCTCACACCATGAGCAAAGAATATAGAAGGTTCCTGAAGCAGGCCCGCAAGCGACGCGAACAAGCCCACACCCTGTGGTGTCTTTGTGGATCATATGCAACGGTAGGTCGAAGACTTGGGATCAGTCGCCAGAGAGCTAGGGAGTTAGTGATTGCGCACGTTAATGGAAGGTAGACCGGCACTGAACATGGAGGGAAGGAACCTTTATATGGAAACAGATCGTGAATTCTTGCTCTGGCTACATGACCGGATGGTTCATGTCCACAAGGAAAGCGAGTTGTTCGGCTACATGCACCGGCTTAGGTCGATAATCGCTGCCACGCCCAAGGAAAGGTATAGCTGGGGACCATCCATGAACAGCATGGAGGCATTGAAGGAACAACTTAAGACATGGGATAGCCCAGCCTAACCATCTTTGGGGCGATAAGCGAAGGAAAAGAGCAGTTCGTTCATTTGATCTGACGCTGTAGTTGACACTAGAAGGAGTTTAAATGGAGATTCAAAGCTTTCAGAATCGCAAGCATGGCACCGAATTGATAGTGCATAGATATTTGGACGGCCATAAGGCGATCTCTGTTCGTGTCCGAAGCGATGATCTTTCTCTGAATCATGGGATATGTTTCTTCCTGACCAAGGCTCAGGAGAGGACTTTAGTGGCCTGCTTGACAAAGCCCCAGAAACGTGGAAAATGATGGTTGCCGCTGAACACGGCTGGGAAGTAAAGAACCACCATGAAGGCGCTCGGGCGACAGCCCGGCAGGAAACCCACCTCCCTCCTGTGTTCAAGCGCCCCCATGGTGGTTTTTGCATTTGGGGAGGTTGG